CTGGTGCATGAGCTTATCTACGTCCCTGTGGAATACACCCACTGCTTCGGATGTATTCACACTAAAACGAGTACCATTCAGTATCTTCTTCTGCTCATTCTCAATGTTTCTTGTCAAAAGGGTTTTCTCCTTCCACAATAACCTTGACTTTCATTTTCTTGCAAAATATATCTGAATAGTGAATCGTATAAGGGACTTCAACCTCTCGGCCTTCTAGGTAACAAATGCTCTTACCCATGGCCCACCTGTCTGTAGCATACTCAAATTTAACAACGACTGTCTGGACACTATAAGAATCTTTAATGTCGATAAGTACCTTTTTACCAGACTCGACAAGTCGTTGCATCTTCTTCTGTATTTCCAGATATGGTTTAGGGATTAGAGAGTCATCATTCTTAGTACGCTCTCTGTAATAGCTTAAGGTGTTCGCAACAATATCTCCATGACTGTCCTTATGCAAAGCTCTAACCCTCCTAATCTGCTAAAGCGAGAGAGGCCTAAGCCTCTATTCGCCTTGAATCTCTTTTTCAATATCAGCTATTAAATCTTCTTCTGATACGCTAGATGGTCCTTCGGTAACATCCTTGTTTAAATCTGCTCCACCTACGGCCCATACTTTATCCATCCATGCACTAATATCTAATGACTTGTTATTAAGCGCTGGATAGCCGTCTGGAAACTCTACTAAGATAAGACGGTTTAACAGCTCTTCACGTACAGGCTGTCCTTCTTCAGCAAGCCAGCTAACGAAGTTTTCCTTCTTCTGCTTATGAGTGGTACCGAATCTATCAGTATACTCATATGACTGACCTACTACAGGTAATATCTTAGCTTCTTCAGCCATCTTAGCGATATTGTATTCGTATGGTAGACCATCATCTGAAATAAGGTATGATGTAACTTGTTGGAATGGACGAGATACTTTAGACTTATTAGTTTTAACACCTAATTCATGTCCGATGTTCTCTGTACCTTTCTTGATAGCTGTCATCTTCTTCATTTCTAATCGAAGTGAAGCGTAATGCTCCCATGCCTTACCGCCCGGAGTGTTGAACGTTTTGAACATTGGATTACCGCCGATGTCATCACGTACTTGGTTGATACCGATTAATAGTGATTTAGATTCAGAGATTTGAGGAGCGATTTTAGTTACAAACTGAGTGATAGCTTTTGCTCTGGACCCTACGTTCTTTTCACCGTAGTCTTTGCCTAGCTCTTCTTCAGAAGGAGTCTGTCCTACAGAGTCCCAGATAAAGACAACGTGCTTGTCCGGGTAAGCTTCTTTGAATACTTCTAATGTCTGTTCAATTGTACGTCCTACTTCTTCTACTGTCAATCTAATACCTTTGGACTCATCTGGTTGCTTCACTAGGACACTATTAATGTCGATTCCTAAGTGAGCTAGACGGTCCCGGTCTGCTGTACCCTCTACGTCAACTAAGACTACGATACAACCTAATGCTGTTGCTACCCTTGCAATATGGAAACAGATAGTGGATTTACCTCCACCCGGCTTACCGCTAATCTCTATCATCCGTCCGAATGGTAGACCCCCACCAAAAGTACGGTCAATGTTAGGGAAGAATGTAGGTAAGCGGTCTTCGATTAATGCATAATCTGAATCTCGTAGAATTACTAACCCAGCGTTAGCCGCTAAGTCCTGTAAGTTAATTTCGCCAGTTGCTTTCTTTTTCGGTGCCAATTTGTTTTCCTCCTAGTCTTTCAATAAGTTAACCACAAACATTACACAAAACACAATCAAGTATAGCTTCCAGAATGTTATAGACACCCCTAGTAGCATCAAGATGAAGAAGATTACTAGAGTTGGTATGAACAGGAATGCTAGAGCTAAGAATAGCTGTATGGATACCAGTAGGCTGATTACGAACAAGAAGAATCCGATGAATAAAATCATTTCTTGTCCTCCTCTTCCTTCTTCTCTTTAAAATAGTAGATGTCAACGCTGAATATCGCATGTAACACCGGGAAGAATTTGCCTAGTACAATAGCTGGTATGTCAATTACGGCCCAGATGATGTGATATAGTTTGATAGATTTCTCACCATAGTCGATGTAAGAACCTTTCAAACCGTATCGGTAGATGCTTATTGACCTACAGATGATGTAGATAAGGTAGATAATCATTAACCCTACTTGCCACCATGTTAGGTTGATAAACAAGGCATGAAACATATAATCCCTCCTATTTTAGCCAAAAGGCAAGCCTAGTAGAATATGATATTTTACTAGGCTTTAAGTCTACTTACATTCCACCGTTTAACTCTTTTTCAAGCATAGCTTCAATATCTAACAGACCGCTACCATTGGCTTGAACATTGTGTGTTGGAGCCGCTGGTTGGCTAGGAGCCGCTGGTGCTGGTTGTGATGGTTGAGCTGGTGCTTGCTGTGCAAAAGGATTACCGCTTTGATTTTGCTTTGGAGGTAAAATACTCATAGCATCCTCAAATTCTGGTAGAGCATCCTCTTGTAAGCCAATTCCATTTCCAGTTGGTTGCTGTGCAAATGGGTTACCTTGTGGAGCTGGTTGTCCACCTAAAGGGTTACCGTTTTGTACAGTTGTAGTAATACCAGCTTGGAAGTTGGCTTGACCAGTTTGCTGTTGTGCTTGTGCAAATGGGTTAAAGTCGGCATTTGGAACGTTATTATTTGATTGTTGGTTGTTACGCTGTGGCGCACGACCTTCTTTCATATCAATAAATGCGTTCACCCAGTCTTGTCCGTTTTCTAAACGCTCAGTAGGAGTAATATGCTCCTCAAGGTTTTCAAGTTGGTTTTCCCAACCTTGTCCTAGTGGAGGAAGGATTACATTAGTGTAAACCTGTACTTGATACTCCATACCGCCCGGAGCTGGTTTAGAAATCTTAACTGCGGCTGGCTTGTTAACATCCATGAAAGATAAGTCTGTACCAGAAGTGTTTAACATTGGGTCACGTAGCTGGCGAATGTAGCTAGCGTAAGCTGATTGTGGCATATCATATAGTCTAACTACTAGATTGCCGTCTGCATCACGCTCTTGTTGGAAGGCACCGTTAACTTGTACTACTTTAACTGCGTTTACTGTATGGTAACGTTTTGGAGAAGTTTGTCCACCAAAACCGTTTGGAATCATTCCCTTTTGTGCCCATTCAGTAATCTTCTGCTCTAGGATAGAACCCGGATTGGCTTCTGCATCCAAAGTAAAGTTGGTCTTAATGTCTTTTCCCTTAGAAGTTTTGGCCTGTAAGAAGATTTTACGTGTTGATTTAGCGAATAGGCCGAATAAATCTGCTGTTGGAAGGACTTGTACGATAAGCTCCTTTTCACCTTTTCCGTAGAATAAGCGTGGGTGTTTAGCCTTAGGATACTTAACTCCTTCGTTGTTGTTACTGCTTTCGATTTTTTGTTGCTCTTGGTTCAAGATGTCTGCAAAACTCATTTAATTTTCCTCTTCTCTTTTAGTTTATTGTCCACTCGGATTTAGAAGTTAACTAGCTTTGTAACTTAGTATATTAAGAGTGTAACATACATTATATCCCTTTGTCAACAATTTTATACAGTTTTTTTAACTTTATTGACCGAAAGGATTCTGGGCGAATGACCCGGCCCCTTTGCTATACAGTTGATTCTCTAGTACCTGTTTACCGTAAGATTGTAGCATATCCTTACGCTGTTCAAATGCTTTAACGATACGACTCACCTTACCTATAATAAGGTTGTAGGTTTGTAGCTCGTTCTGTATCTGCTGGTACTGCTCGTCCCTCTTGATGTAGGCCGCTATCATATCTTTAGTCGGCTTAGTTTCTTCTGCTTTCAATTCCTTACGAGCTATAGGTTCTAGCTCAGCTTCCCTTCTTTCTAGGGACAGCTCTTTACTCTCTTGATAGAATTTAAGTTTCTCTAAAACAGAGGCCCAGTAAATGTACTTACCCGGTTGCTCTAGCATTTCCTTTAAAAGGTTATGCTCGTTTACCTTAAGCTCCTCTTTGAGATTGAATGATTCAACCTGTCCATTCTCATCTACTAATCTTACAGTGTTGAAGTCAAAGGCATCAATCACAATGTCCAACTCGTTCACCTCACTTATGTCACAGGAGGTTTTGTTTTCCCCCTATGACTATATCTTACTATAACTCACACTGTAGGTCAAGCACTAACTTGAAAGTTTTGATAAATATTTTTCTTACCTTCAAGGACATGTTTTAAATCGTTGTACTTTTCCTCAGTTATAACCTTTGACTCCTTGTAATTCTTGATGTTCTTAAGGTCAGACTTAAACTTACAATAGCCGTAGATGGAGTGGAAGCTATTAATCTCTTCAACATCGTAGTCTACCATGTCATTGTAGTTAACACCAATTTCAATATCAGCCGCAATAGGGTAGCGGAGCTTTTCGCCTTTCCACTCAATGAACAACCAGTCAATAGGTAGGTTCTCCATGATGTACTTAGCGGCCCTAGCCATGATATGAACCTCTTCTGGTGGGCAATCAATAACGATGGAGTCATGTACGGTTAGAACGACTTTAGACCGTAGGTTATGCTTCTCTATGAATTTATTAATATGGATAAGAGAGTTATTAGTTAAATACGCACCAGAACCTTGAATGATGGTATTTACAGACTGACGTAGAGCGGCATTACGCTTCGATTTATCTTGTGAATACACTTCACGTAGATTACGTCTGAATCCTTGTAAGCACTCAACGTATCCGTCACGTAGCACTTGCTCATGAGTCTTATCAATAAACTCTTTAACCCTAGGCTTATTCTTAAAGTATTTATCGAATACAACCTCAGCCTCTTCTACAGTCATGTTCTGCTTAGGGGCGAACGAGAACGGTGTTTCACCATAAGCTAGTCCGAATGTTACGGCTTTAGCCATGGAACGCATATCGGATGTAACTTTATCGGCTGTTACACCATATACGAATGTAGCCGTTTCAATGTGCAAGTCCTTACCGTCTAGGAAGGCTTGTGTCATTTCCTCGTCCATAGCCGCTAAACCTAGAATACGAGATTCCAGTGAGCTATAGTCGAGCTGTAGTAATGCTCCACCGACAAAGCTGGTTACAAACATCTTCTTAATAGAGTGCTTGTAGTCAAAACGTGAAACATCCCCGGTCTTACGTGGCATCTGCTGTAGGTT